TGGCGTGACGGTGATGATCCTGAGATGCAGCAAATTGCATTGGAAGAGGAAGAGAATGTCATCAAAATGTTTGTCAAGACTGTTGATGAAGAGAAGGCATGGGCAGAATATCTGTTCAAAGATGGTTCGATGATTGGTCTCAATGACAGACTATTGTCACAATATGTTGAGTGGATTGCTAACCGTCGTATGAAAGCGATTGGTTTGAAGCCTATCTATAGTGTACCTGCAAAGAGTAATCCACTGCCCTGGACAGAGCATTGGTTGAACTCTAAGGGTCAACAAAATGCACCACAGGAGACGGAGATTGAATCATACATCGTCGGAGGAATCAAACAAGATGTCGAAGCAAATTCCTTCGCAGGATTTGCTCTCTAGTACAGAATGGTTAGACAAGGTATACAATGAACTTCTGGACACACACAACGACGCGGGTTCGGAACCTGGTTGGGACATGGTTTGGGACAAAGAGTACGCTAGAAGACAAGAGTCTAGACGCTCTCAGTCCCAACCAGAAGAGGGAAGTCCTAAGATTGATTGATCGGGCTATTGACAACCACAACAGAACTGCTACACTGGTGTCAGCATCGATAGGAGGGGTTCTACTCTTCTTCTATGCTCACGGTGTTGTTTCTATCGTAGATAGAACAGCAAACTAACACATACTATTATAAATAGTTGCGTAGCATTGCTACGACATTACGTTCATCCCTTCGGGGACGCAAGTAAGTCGCGGAACGGAGCGTTCATCCCATGATTGATATATTACTGTATACCACCCTCACTTGCTCTCAAACTGAAGCAATTATGCTTCGGATGCAAAAGCATGAAAACATTTCTCCCGAATATAAGGTAGAATTGGTAGAGGTCATGAAGGAATCAAACCCTGATTGTTATTGGGACGCAAACGACTGAAGGAACGGGGGAATAAACCACCCTAACTTCAGGAGTAACAACATGAACACACTTCAAATGGTCAAGAAGCAGATCGAAAAGGCATCTGCATTGCACGACGCACAGATCTCACACACCTCGTATCGTGGTGTGCAATATTCAACCCGTTGTGTAGAGTCTAAGGAGACTCATGGCACTTTCTGCTATCGCGGTCACACTTACGCCAAGTGATAGTAAAATCTTGAGATCAAGATACAGCACCTCCTCAGGGGGTGCTTTTTTGTGTACATAGTGCTACCATGGAAATGCAACTATGCCTAGAGGATACATGAGCAAAATCGATTTGCAGGCACGCATCTACAAGATCAAGACTGCGTTGTATGAGGGTGAGTATGAAGCGATGTCAGAGGAGTGGCATGACGGTCACCACGATGCCCTGAACAAGGTCCTGGATGCCCTACAGGAGTTCAGGGATTGACAGATATAGATATTCCAAGTAAACTAACACTGTGGGGTTCAGAGATGAATAGAGATCATCTAAAGGTCCTTATCAGAGACTTAGAAATTATCTTGAGTGAGTTGAAATCTGAAGTGTATTCAGATACAGAGTCATACATAGATACTGATAAGTATTACTCTGACAGTGATGATAACGGAGATTGATTATGAAAATCCATGGACATACAATGAAGCCCCTTTTGGGGGGAGTCTTATTGGGGACAACTTTGGGTTTGTTTACTGCATTACAAATACCCAGACCAATAGAAAATACATCGGAAGAAAATACTTCTGGTCATTTAGAAAGCCTCCAGGTAAAAGTAGGAGAGTTAGAAGTGAAAGTGACTGGAGAAAATATTACGGCAGCTCTGATGAAATACGTGCCGATGTTCGCTTGTACGGAAAACCTGCCTTTCAACGACGTATAATCAGCCTACATACAACCAAGGGTCAGACAAACTACGAAGAGACCCGACAACTTTTTATCAACAACGTCCTTACGGAGGCAATGAACGATGGAACGCCTGCTTACTACAACAGCAATATCCTCGGTCGATACATGCGTAAGGACTATTTCGGAACTGGCACATGTGCTTGACAGCAGACTAACCACCCTGCTATACTGACAGGGTAGTCAAGAGGAATCACCATGGGCAGTTTTCGTTTCTTCGACGACTTCAATATGAAGTCCCCACTCGATAGTTACATTGACAAACTTCAAGACCTTCTTGCTGAGGGAAGGTATGATGATGCCACGGTTCTTTCTTCTCAGATAAACAATATCTCAGGGGTCAGTAGCTCAGTGGATAGAGCATCGCACTTCTAATGCGTTGGTCGGGGGTTCAAATCCCTCCTGACCCGTTCCCCTTAGGGGGATATTGTACATCGCTTAGGATAACTATGACTACAGTACAAAAGTTTTCTCCTGTAACGGACGTTCTACGTTCAGCAGTTACTGGAGATGTAGATCTCGACACCGAGTACCCTAATATCTTCCAAAAGGTCTATAGACACTACGAGGAAAAAGGTGTTGATTTCTATGGTAATCCCGATGAGGATTACGCTATCCTAATTGACAAACTTGAGTTTGACTTATTCTAACTGAATAAACTAGAACGAGACTTACATTATGCTGCAACAAACGCTAGAATCTATTGTAAAGAATGAACTCTATATGGGTTACATCTTTGGCATCATGATCTTGGGTGGTTTCATCCGTGATTATAGTGCTCTTGAAGATGTATATTCTCTAGCAAAGAAGTACATCAAGGACAATCGTGTCCTTGTTATTATCACCTCACTGTTAGGTGGTATACTTCCCATTCCAGGACGTGTTGCTTTATCGGCACCACTCCTGGATGGTATTGCTCCACGAGATCAAGAACGACGTTCTGATTTTGGTGTGATTGATTACTTATCAGTCCATCATTACTACTGGTGGTCTCCACTAGAGAAGACCGTCGTCCTTCCTATGGCAGTGATGGGTGTATCCTATGGAACATTCCTAGGGTATACTATTATTCCTTTGCTTATCACCCTGGCATATACCTGGTGGTATATCTTTACTAAGGTTCCTGCATCATCTGTTGTCCCTAATCTAGAGTATGTTCGTGAGTTCAACTGGCGACGTGCTCTTACTGGATGGGCACCACTCATTGCTACTGTGATTCTTCTATTGAATACAGGTAAGGGTGGAGCAATCTTCTTCTTCCCTTGGTTCCTTGGAATGGCAATCTACTATTCCATTGTATTCAAGGATTGGAAGTGGGGTAAGTGGTTAGATGGTAGGTTTGCTATCATTGCTACGCTCGTTCTTGCTCTTGGTGGAGTGGTAGGACTGGTCAAAGGACCAGTGATGGAGTATCTCAACGCAGCAACGCCTGGGATGCTCATACCTGCCTCTCTAGTCGCTATGGTTGCTGCTTATGCTATGGGTTCATCTGGCAAGTATGCTGGCATGACCTCTGCTCTGGTAGCAATCTTCGGTCCTCAATATTTGGTGTGGTTCCTCTGCACTGAGTATTCAGGATATCTAATCTCACCCGCCCACAAGTGTCTCATGATCGGACAACAGTATTTCGGCACACCAATTCGGAAATACTACGTTGTGCTCACCCGATTATGTGCTATACTAGTTGGGTACGCAGCACTCATCACCTTCATCCTATGAAACCCAGAGTTCTCCTAGAGCAGTTTCCCTATCGTTATGTCGAAGTTGGCACGATCGAACTAAACGGTATGCCAGACTACCGCATTCAAAAGGTAGACTCCTACACTGGTCGTTACAAAGACATGTATCTCTGTGACAACCAAATGCAAATGATGACTGCTATGGAAGATTTTGAATACACCAAATGGTTAGACCCTGATGGTGTACCTTGTTACGTTCGAGACCGAGTAAAAGCATGACCACAACAACACGAACCATGAATCCCTATCAGAAAGCAGTAGACGCCCTCAAAGAGTGTGTCACCGACGCTATGAACAGCGATGTTGATGCTAACACCCAAGGTGAAATCTGGCGTCACTACCAAGGTATGAAGGCGATTGAAAAAATGGTATCTCGTTCAACAAGAGAATATAAGTTCTCTACTGATGGAGATTCTATTAGTATTAGTTCTTCTCTCTATGATCAATATGCCGACGTTGCTGCAGCTGCAAGCATTGACTGGAATGGAGGTCTTGGTCAAGGAACAGATGTGATTAGTTTTGGATAGTCTTTATCAATAGACTCTAAACTAGATGGTGTTCAGCGCGAATGCCTAGTATATTGAGTTTCTATGTTCTCCAAAAACGTAGTGGTGGAGTCAACTTTGACCCTAGATAGGGAGGATAACACCTCCCTTTTACCAATGTCATGTCTACTTTATGACCTTACTGAATTTATTTCCCTGCCCAATCATTCGTGAACCTGCT